CGAGTCATTCCCGATCGTGACCGTGCTGGATGTGCTCCCAGTCGGCAGGTGAGCGATTGCTACCTTGCCCGTGGTGTCGAGCGGGCAGTACATTGCCCCTTGACTGAGAGCTGGCCCCGATGCGCAGACGGCCGCGAGAAATAGAAGGACAACGGCAACAATTCGCTTTTTCATTACACTGCACCTTTCAAGATCCACGACGTTCCACCTGGGCCAAGCTGCCAAGTCAACTGCGCCCCGGCGGGGGCGGTCAAGTCTCCGTTTCCGTCTCCGTTAACCATTGAAAACGGGACCGCGGGAGCTGAGACGGCTCCACCGTTGCGCACGATGCGCCCCGAGGCATGAGAGAGATAGCAGATATCGCCCGGCTGCAGACTGCCAGGGGACATGCCCAAGAAGTCTTCTGCCCCAGTGACCTTGAGGGTCTGATATCCAGCGGGCAACGTCAGGACGCCGGCCACCGTCGCGGTGTCGGGGCCGAATGGGGTATGTTGTACGCCAGCCGCAGGTAGCTTGGCCGCGCCATTCGCTGCGCGAACCCTGAATCCACCACCGCCATGTCGGTCGTACTCAAGCATGTCTCCAACGTCGAGCGTATAGGAGAGCACGGGAGTGCCATTGGCGACGATCGACAGGGTGATCTGCGCTGCCGCCGTATTGGTGAGACCAAATTGCCCGAGGTGCCGCGTTGTCCCTGCTGCCGGCGCAGCATAGACGGAGACTAGGGTGCTGCCGTTGAGCTGCGTCGGCGGGATTGACTCGTCAGCAGTAATGCCCGTTCCAGGTACCGCATCGGTGTAAGCGCCGAAAAAGTAGGGGTTGGCCGATGGCGTAGCCGCCAGCTTGACCTGCAGGGTATCCGTGCTCTTGGTCGCAATCATGTCATCACCCCATCATGGCCAAATAGGCAATCAAAGCAGGACTTCCGCCGCCGGCAGATTGTGCTACCCACGACCGGGCGCCGCCAGTAGTCGACGAAAGAACGTAGCCGGTCACGCTTGGGTTTCCAAGCGCTGGCTCTTTCGCGGCTAGATCCGTCGTCAAGTTTGTCACCTGTGATTCTGCTACGGTGATCGGGTCACTCCCGGCGCTTGCGTGCGTCGCCGCATGGGCAGTCGGCGCGCGGGCGTTGGTGACGCTCGGATCCCTGGCGCTGAGCTTGCCCGCTAGGTCGGTTACGAGATCGACGACGTCAGACTCGGCAATCGGAAGTGTGACGCCACCGCCACCGTCGATTTCGCCGTCGGGATCGAATTTGATGCTGCCATCGGGAGAGTCGAGGATCGTCGTGCCACCTGAACTGGTCTGTGACTCCCAGTCGAGAGCACCAGGTCCCGTCTTCCACCACACCCCAACAAATACTCCTCCGCTATCCACTTGCATGACGGTGCAAGGAATTGGAAGATTCAACCCTCCGGGGGCCGCAACATCAGGCGCTGTAACGACAGTACCCCAATAACCAACCACATGCCGGGCGATGGCCGTGCCCATGACCTTGGTCATCAGAAGAGCAAAAGCGACGGCATCTGGATCGGGTGGAGGAATCGGCGCCGGAGCATGCTCGGTCACGTAGGCATCGCCCTGCGCCTTCTGCTCGTCGAAAGCGTCGGTCGCAATAGAATCGCCTATGACACGAAAATCAAACGCCATTGGTCATTTCTCGGTGAACGCCGTCTTCGAAAGAAAAGCGTCCTGCGCACCCGCAAGCTTAAACTTCTGCCAAGCCAGGACCTCTTGCATGATCCCTGGCTTGAGCGCAGCGGTCGGGCCAACGCACCCCGCGCAAGTAACCTGCAATGCCTGGATCACATCATCTATCTTGGTCGATTCGTTTCGCCACCATGTAGTGCCAAGTACAAACGCTTCGGCCGACTGCTCACTACCTACCTGAATTGGATAATCCGCGCCCTTGTCCTGAATCCGAATTGCGGTTTTGTCACTTTTTCGCCGCAACAAGAGTTGCGAATGACTTCCCCGTTCATCAATAATCACCTCAAACGCGTCGGACTCGTATACCTTGAGTTTTGTGGCCGCGTCGGAAGCTGAGGCTTCCTGCACTAACGATGGAGCATCGGTCTTCCCACCAACCAAACCGCGCCACCCGCCGAAATAGACGGGAGCGTCGATATCACCCCGAAGAAACTGCACAAAGACCGCTGCCCCTTTTTTGGGTGGATCAAATCCTCCGCGACCGGATTCTCCAGACGAATGTGAACCTCCGGCAGGCAATGCCCAATTTGTCGAAGGCTCACAGAGCCCGGGAATCTTCACCTTCACACGTCCGCGTTTAGCAGGATCAGCGTTGTCCGTTACCAGACCATCGTAGACGCCAAAGTAATGTACCTGACCTTGTTCGTCCCGAATCATCATGGCTTGTCCCCACGACGACGAAACTCATAATGCCGTTCTCCCGAACTTCCGCTAACTACTAATCGCTGTTCAATAGCCGCCGCGCCGGTTTCATCTATGGCCTTTTCGGTGTTCTTGGTGGCATCACTTGCAACATTCTGTCCCGCTGCCCCTGATCCGTATCCTCCATGGCCATCGCTATTCGCAACGAAGGTTGTCTTGTATTTGCCCGACTCATTAATGTCATGCCACGTCTCGACGAAACGATAACAGCCAGAACAACGCTTTCCGAGTCCGTCGACCGTCACCAGCCGTGTTGCCCCAATCGTAGGATCCCCAACACACACCCCCCACAACTTCACTATATCCCGCTGGCTTGCTTTGAATTTGCCCTCGGCCTGCGGCTGCACGTGATCCTTGCCGGCCTCACTTGCATTTACGCTCTCTACGCTCTCCGATCCAACGCGCTGTCCGTGATGTGCGTCTCCAGTAGCCTCATCTATCAGCAAAATGTCCTGCCCGAGCCCCACCCGTTTCGTACTAGCGTTGTCAGCCCGGTGCTCTACCTCCTTCTTGGTGGCTGTATCAATAGCCTTTGCCGTAACAGCCCCCACGTGTCCCGTGATATCGTTACGAATCTCAAAAGCTTCCCAATCACCCTTGCCTCCTCTCCAGGTAAGTGTACGCACCGGAGGAAGACTAAGATCAGGCTCTCCAAAACGAATCTTTCCGTCCTTTGCTGCGGAAAGGGTCAAGCCATACTTGCGTGCTAGCCGAGCTAGAAACTCGGCGTCACTTTCCGCCGCCTGCACAGCGTGAATGATCTGTAGGTTATCCCCTAGGGTCTGCAGATTACTGTCTTTGGTTACCTTTGCCTCGTAATCAAGAATCGAGGCGTACTCGAACTGGATCTTGTCAGCAATCTGCCGCAAGGTCATATTCTGCCACACCCGGCATTTCTTCACTTGCATCATGACCGCGGAGAGTGCCAACGCCTCAATTGTGAGCTTCACTCCTCCTCGCACGCGTTTGATCACACAACGGCGCTTGTCCGTGTTGCCAGGATAGCCCCAACTCACCTCCAGTATTCCACCCATTCTCCAGGTCGGATCATCAAAATTACGTAAATCCGCATTGTCCACCGTCAATGTTAGACGATCCGCCTTAGCAGAGTGATCCGTTAACGCAAACGTCATCACGCGTTCACTAAGATCTAACCGACGGCCTTTAGACCCTTCAGGAAAGAGCTGAACCTGCAATATAGCACGATCTTGCTGCATGACTTACCCTGAGAACTCACTACGCCGACGCTCATCGAATATTGATTCCCGTACCGTACGCTCCGACGGAATCACAAGCACACTCCCGGCTTTCAACGTAATAGTGACGTCCATGATCGGAGGATTCTGAAAATCCGCGATCACCCAATACAGCCCACAAGGGCGCACGAACGAGGGAAAGGCTCGCTCAGCAATGTTGAACAGTGTGTCCCCAGTGTTGACTAGGTAATGCCTATTATCCGGCAAGTCCTGATAAAGGAACGGCTCACGCTCGCTCAAACCGATCTTTCCCGTGACCGGATCCTTTACCCCCCAGCAAAAAAGGTACCGAGATAATTCTCCAGGTGGCATTAGATGACCTCCGGAGCTTTCCCGCTTCGTTGCGTACCGGACGCCAACACGTCCTCAGCGTAAAGCATCACATCCCTAATTTCTTCAAGCAGCACCTCGACTCGGAAACAAGTCGGCTGCCCTAGCAGATTGAACGCCGTGTACTCAAATTCAACCGATACTAGAACGCACGTCAAAGAGATGAAGTTTGGCCACGAGAATAATAGACGACCGGTATCCCCGATATTGCCAAGCGTCTCGTCTTTGCGACGAAGCATCCAGGCTGCCAACTGATTTCGCGCGGCTAGGTTCTTTGCAACTTGGGCGGCGCCCACACCCATTTGAGGGATCTTGGTCCAGTTAGATGCGGTCCCAGCTGCGGCGTTAAAGTACAGTTCGAACCTGTACTCTAAGTTGTTGGCACTACCGTATTGAAGCCGTTGATGGGAGAGGCCGGGAATTCGGAACTTCTGCCAATCAACGCCAATAGTCTCTTTGAGTTTTTCTGGATTGAACTGCGCTTCGACCTTCTCCTCAAAGTGGTCGACACTTTGAATATACATACGCTCAGGAGAGGCCGCCGCGGCATAGGTATTAGTAGCTACCTCCGCAAGCTGATCCGAGAAAGAACTGCGCACGTCAGTTTGAAGGCCCGCTGCCACCTCACCACCACGAGAACGCACTTCCTGTTGCGAGTTCTCAATTTCTTCTTGCGCGGCGTCCAAACCTTCCTGGGGACCGTTGAATTCCGCTCGCCCGGTTAGCTCTTGGACACCGGTGATGATGGCCTGCGGACCACGACCTATCGCGAATCCTACCGGCATTATTCAGGGCTCCCAGAAGAAGTAGCCTGACCAGATCGGGTCGCATTATCTCTCATCGCATCCACCACGTGGGGTGCTACAACGGTTCCGAACTCGTGTCCGTCAATGACCAAGTTAAATTTCGGCGGTGGAACACTGCTACCCGCCTTCCCCCCAAAATTCAGACTCTTCATCGTCTCGTTCAGGCGAGCAATACTCTCGCTAAGATCCTGCCTGCCGGCCTGCACAGTAACGGACGGAGAAGCGCTAGAAGTCACTCCACCACCACCACCACCACCACCATTGTGCGCGGCTTCAACAGAGTAATCAAACGGCTCAGACGTCGCTTGCGCCACACCCCCAGCAGTTGAATTAAAGTTCAGCTCTGGGTGCATCTTGCGCGCCGCCCAGTCGCCCAAATCTTCGCCCCAGGATTGAAACTTCGGCATCAACTGAGAAAGCAAAATTACTGCGCTAATAATAAGACCAAGCTGACCAAGTACGCCCATTGATGCAAGACTAAGCGTGCCCATCGCGGTAGCTAGGCCAACAATACCCTCTCCAGCGGCAATCGCCCACCCCAAGATCTTTAGGCCAATCAGCGCCTCAATCGCCGGTTTGATCCACCACCAATTATCCCGCAAGCTTTGCACGGCCCCCGCAACAACATCAATAGCGAATGCAAGAACCTCAATACAGACGATCGCGAGTTGCGCCAGTATTACCCCTACTTCCCTACCCCGCTCACCCCACTTACTGAAAGCCTTCGCGTTGTCGTCAGCTTTGCCAATTTGCAGTCCGAGTGCCGCCGCAAGGTTTCCTAGTACGTCTTTCAGGCCATTAAGCGCCGGCTCAATATCGGAGTAACACGTTTGAAATCCGTCGCGAATTCCCGCAAAGAAGTTCTTTAGCCGGGAGCCCCACATGTAAATAGTGACCACAAACTCTAGAATTCCCTTGTTCTTGACGTCCTCCATGGACTTCATTACGTCACCGCTGAAGTACCCAGACGAGAATAGCTGCACGATTCCCTGAACCGCTAGCGAGATCTTCTGCCATGCACTGTGAACAGAATCAGCTAGTCCGCCGAAGTTCGTCTTATAGGCTTGATACGCGAGATACGAAGCTCCCGCAAGAGCAAGAACGCCAACCAGAACGGGTGCCATCGACCACATGACCGCACCGAACGTGGTTCCTAACATACCGAAAACGGCATTGAGGACGATGATTCCAGACTTGAGCGTCACTAGCGCGCCGAACGCGATCACTAGAGCTGTCACACCGAGGGCCATATCCGCAAAGAACTGTCGTGTTTTAATTGGAAGCTTCTGCCACGCCTCAAGCACACTATTTAGGTTGTTTAGAATAAAGCTGACGGAATTTTTGAAAGTGGCCACCAACTCGTCACCGAGCACGATCTTCAGAGCCTTGATCGAGCTTTGGAGAAGTAGCAGTTGCCCCGGGAGAGTGTCCAAACGCCGGTTTGCGAACTTATTCGCCAAACCCCGTGCAGACTCCCCCTCCAGAGACATGAGGTACTTAACGGCTTCCGCCCCCTTCACGACCTCATTATTGAATGTTGTAATCCCGTGTGTTAACTGGCTCTGTATCGACGAAACCGCCCCCATTGAACGCTTGCCGAACGCCTTCAAGAGCAGAGCACCCTGCTCTGTAAAATCCATCTTCTTGAATAGCGGGCTATCAGCTATATTCAACAATGTTGCAAATAGGCCCTTGAAATGCCCCGTATCGTTTTTGACGTCAACGCCTATTCCCTTGAGCGTCTTTTGCACCTTTGGATCGATGAGCCGTTCCATGGCCATCGACACGCCTGTTGAAGCGAGTTCCATCGTCCCCATGGTGTTACGGGCCAAACCGGCCGCGACCAAAGACTCCTCCAATGAAGCGCCGAAAACAGCCGCTCCTCTTGATACGTGCCCAATAAGCGAGGGTAGTTCTTTGATCTGCGCTATTGAATACTTGTGTACAGCTAGAAGTTTATCGGCCGTAAAAGCTGCATCGGAGGCGTTAAGCTTGAATGCCTTGAGAGTGGCCGTGAGAGTGCTACTCGCTGCCTGGACGTTAAGCTGCCCGAGAGAACCAGCGGCGAAATCAAGAGACGGGCGAAGCAACTTAATCGAGTCGTTGGCATTGTAACCGGCCTGCGCTAGGTTTCGCAGACCCTCAACTGCCTCTTGTGGGGCGAACTGCGTCTTAATACCCGCCTCCAGCGCGGCGGCCTTCAACTTAGCAAGTTCCTCCGCCGTAGCGCCAGAGATTGACTGAACATCGATCAGGGCCTGATTGAAGTCACCCGCCTCCTTAGCGAACTCAAACGCCTTACCGAGAGCCTTTAGCCCCCCGGCCATGGTCATAGCCCCCAAGGAGCCTGCCACAAGATTCGTCTTGGCCAGCTCCCGAGTATCTCCGGTCAGCTTCCCGAACGACCGATCGATCTTGGCCATCACATGCGAAGCTTCGTCCTTCGCTGTGAATAGAAAACCGAGACCCATCTGGTTGAGAGCCATAACGACCTACTCAGTATATCATTTTGCGCTCAACCGTTTGCATTCTTCTTCCCGAAGCGCCGAGAGTTTCCTGTCCCACCACAGAATATCCGTTACCTCCATATCCATTATAACCGGATAGGAGAGTTGTAAACCGCTTCCCCCGTGCTCGATATAGAGCAAATGCGCCGCTATAGAAAGCAGGTCATCGTAGCCCAGTTTAGGAAACGGGCTTACGATTTCGATAGTGTCTTGGCTCGGGTCGGTACCAAGAAGCCCCGTGCGAAAGGGAGTTTGATATCCTGAATGGCCTTGCAACACGGGCACTCTATCTCAATGTCCGTCTCAACTCCGCAATTATGCTCATCAAAGGAGTCGAGCAACTTCATCAAACCGCCGAACTCACAATCCTCCAGGTACTTCCTAGGAATCGACTCTCCAGAAATCTCTACAATCCTCTGCAGCATCGACTGTATAAAGGCGTTGTCGAACTGAGCAACCTTAGCGGAAACAACCTCGTCCTTACCCGTAGGCAGACGATACTTAATCGTCCTTCCATTCACGTCCATTGTCTCGAACACATTACCAGCCGAAAATGTGGCTCGATCCGCGTCGGACAACCGCCGCACGGGCAGGTCCTTTACCAGATTGATCTGGTAGTCAAAACGCTCTCGGCACATCTCCTCTGAGCACTGAACCTTGAAAAGAAAATCCTCACCAAAAGTGAGCACCCGCAACATGAGCAACCCATAGAATCGGTCACCCACCAAGGCGTTGGCCCAGTCAAACCGGCCGCCCGTAGGAATCGTATACGGAGACGGATCAATCACGCTCAACGTACAGGCATTCAAGATACGCTCTAGAAAGACGCCGCTCTTCAGCGCGTCCTTATCACTAAGCGTCTTCGCCTCTTTGCCCTTCAACCCTCGAATTTCCACCTTCGCGCCAGACGGTAGATCAATAATCGATGACATTTTGAATCCCCCTTCTTTCGAACCGGCCAACGACTACAAACGCCGACCGCACGGACAACGACGACGGTTATGTCTACGAACAGCGTCTACGCCGTCCGAATGTAATAATCATAAGCGAGTGTAAGCTTTTCGATGACGTTCTCGTCCGCGCCATTGTCCCACTCACCAGCCTCGAAACCCGTCGGAAAAGCCCAAAAGATCGAGTAGCGCTTGAGTACCTCACCATCGCGGTCGAGCTGCACGAGATCCCCACAACGCTTGTACGCCGCTTCCTTCAAACCGAGATTGGCGGGGCCCGAAATGACTTCGGACATCCACGTGTACATGTCGAGATCACTACGAACGGAACCCCGTTCGAGCGTGATATCGGTAAAGTCTGCGCGTCCAGCACTCTTCTGGGGCAGCAAAGTACCACCCTCATAGTGCTTGATTTGCGCGACTTCAATCTTCAGAGCACTGCACTTTGAAAACCCGGCATAACCAAACCCGTCGATATGAAGTTGAAATGCGAACTTCTTATCGAAAGTTCTAGGCTGTCCTACAATCGCCATGGGATGCTCCTAACTATTTCTGCCTTAACCGTTATTTGCCGCACCCGCCGTGCTGCCTTAGCTGTTATTCGCCGCGTCCGCCGCACGTGTGTCCTGGGACACCTTCATGCGAATGAACTCTGCCGGCTCGGTGGTGGCCAAGCCCCACATACCGTCAATCACATTCGGGCCGACCTGCAGAGCGTCCCCAAAGTCCACGAAGAACGCCGTAGCGGGAACCTTCGTAGCAAAGGCCCCCAGGTCGCACTGCGTCTTCAGGAAGCCCCACACCGTTCGCTGCGCGTCGGCACGCGTATCACCGTTGTTGTTCTTATGTCGATCCGGCTGCAGGGCGGCTTTAACTGTACGTTCGCAGTACGACACACCC